CTGCACAAGGCATCATTAACCGGATGATTGCCGAAGGTGCATTGCTCCAGGGAACCATATTCGAAGATCCAAATAACCCGCCGGTTGGTGATAGCGCTTGGTTTGTGGTACAAGTGGATGACCTTGATAGCGCTGAAAAAGTCTATATTGCATTCCAATTCCGGTTTTCGCCGGATTTAGCATAATGGAGGTGTTTTAGATGGCTGATGCACGTTATATATTTAGGGAGTGTGTCCCTGATGGCAGTATCGATATTGCCAATGTAACTTCAGGGGATATCATTAACAGAGCTTGGTCTTTTCGGGTGAATCGTCCTCCAGAACTTCAGGAACTGCTGGACAGTGGGACTTTTGACCCGAGACATATTTTGCGTGGCTATAACGGAGAACTGTACGACGGTGACGGAAACTTTTTGGCAGAAGTAAACACTTGGCAGGCTCAAATCAACTTCACCAATACAGACTACCAAGCAGCAGGCAATAAGATTGTTTGGGCAGTTCCACAAAGTTATTCCGTAACCCTAACCTTTACGGAAACAGTAATCAGAGATGCAATACTGCTACAGAAAATAATAGCCGGCATGCAGAATGATGCGCCTGATGCAGTGCTTAACTTCATGGGCGTGCTTCGTGCTCCGGCCAGATAAAATGATGGAGGGATAGTATGAGCGAAGAAAAGAGAGAATATATGCTACAAAATGAAGATGCCATCCTCCGGGACGTCAGCGGCGTCCTGGAAGCGATGGAAACAATTATTGAGTATAAAGTCTTTGAAGTGATCCGGGACGGTAAAAAACTGTTTTCCTTCCGGGTGCGAGGTTTAGACGATAATGAATTTGAAAGGTGCCGGGACCAGGCTACAAAAGTGGCCAAAGACCGTAGGTTGGGCAGTCTGGCCGTGCCGCGGGAGTTCAATTCGGCAAAGTTCAACAGCTTGGTAGTCTACACAGCTACCCATCCTGATGACAAAAAGGTGATCTGGGATAATAAAGACCTCTGGGCAAAAGCAGACGTGGTAACAGGCTGGCAGTTGGTTGACAAGGTCCTTAAACGAGGAGAAAAAGAAATGTGCATTGAGCTTATCGAAGAGCTCAGTGGCTATACTGATGAGGACGCTGAGGCCACGGATGAAACCTTAAAAAACTCATAAAAGCAGGGGGGAAGGCCACGCTGCTGCATCACATTTTTCAGCGGCAGGGTATTCCCCCTGATGAATTTTATCGAAAGCCTTACAAAGTTAGGGCTTTTATGCTGGCTTCCATGATGGTACAGTTGGAGACCGAGGAAGAACAAGTAAGAGAAATGGAAAGGAGGGCGGGTCATGGCCGGCGGTGAGATATACCGTGTTGAAATACCGATCATAGTTGATGACCAGACAGATAAGCCACTACAGCAAGCAGAACGGAAAATAAGTAAGCTGGAGCAGCACGCCAGGAAAGAAAACGAACGAATACGCCAGCATTTCATGAAAATAGCCAAGCTCCAGATTGAACCGATAATGCGCGTCCGGGACCATCTTACTTCCGGCGTGTTAAAAGCTGACAAATTGATTCGCAAGCTGGACACGGCCCAGGCCTCCCCCCTCATCGCTGCACAGGATAGGGTTTCTGCTGTCGTGACTAGAACCAATGCTATGCTTGACGCCCTGGATAAAGGCAAAGTGGACGTTGTAGCCGAAATGCAGGGGCCTCTGTTAGATGAAATCATAAAGGCCAAGGCTGCTCTTTCTGCCTTGAATAATGTTAAAGCTGGTCCTATTGCGGAGCTACGCGGGGAACTGTTCGGGCAGCTTACAAAAGCGATGTCACAGATTAAGAGGCTTGATTTGGCGAGAGCTGAACCGCAAGCCTCTCTGCGTGATCGGGTAATGCCTAAGATAAGGGAAATCAGTAGCAGCTTGCGTAGTCTGACCTCCCGAGCGTGGACGGTAACAATCCAGGCCAAAGACAAGGTCACAAATGTGGTAAGCAGCCTGGTGAATAAGCTAACCAGCCCCCTTACCCTACTGGGTGCCGGTGCTGGATTGGGTGCCAGCATTTTCTTCCCCCTGAAGCTGGCCGGTGAATTTGAGCAGGCACGGATGTCCCTTGATTTTTATATGGGTAGTGTGGAGGAAGGTAAGCGAGCATTCCAGGACCTAATTCGCTTTGCCAAGGAAACGCCTTTTGAATTCCCATTCCTTCAGGGAGCTACTATTCAGTTGATGGGCGCGGGTTATAATTTTGAGCAGGCTAAACGAGCCTTGCTTGCGTTTGGTGATGCTGCTGGACGGACTGGAGCTGGAATGCAAGGTATTGAAGCGTCCTTGCTTGGTTTTACCCAAATTGCTTCTGCCGGAACGCTTAACCTGCAAGACTTGAAACAGGTAGCACTTAACCTGAAATTGCCGCTCAATATATTTGCTAAAGAGCTCGGGGTTGCTGAAGACCAATTGGGGAATATCGGTAGTGCCGGAATATCTTCCGCAAAGGCCATGGAAGCCATCGTAAGGACCCTTGAACAACGGTTCAAGGGAGGCATGAAAGAACTGTCCAACTCTCTGTTAGGAATGACTGCGGTAATCAAAGACACTGCACAATTGACAGTATGGCATTTTGGAAAAGGTATGGCGGGGCCGGTTAAGCGGATCTTGATGGATATTATCGGTTTGACCGATGAAACAGGAGGTAAGTTTGAGGAGTTTCAGAGAAGGCTTGAACGAATAGGTGAACAGGTCGGACTAAAATTTGAACAAGTGTATAGTAGAATAAAGGAATTTTGGAACAACCTTTCCGCAGACCCTGCGTTCCAAAAGCTTGACTTTGGGGACAAGATTATCTATGTCCTCAACCTCGCGCTGGACGAAGTAAGCGCCTGGCTTGATAGTGAAGGTGGCATGAAGCTTCAGGAAACATTTACGAAGCTCGGAGAAATTGGAGCCAAAGCCTGGATCGCTGGACTAAAAGGAGCTTTTAAGGGAGCAGTAAGTTCCGCTGCCCATGGAAATCTAGTGGGAGCAGGAGCCATGTTGGGACTTGCATCCATGCTTGGCGGAGGGCTGGTTCTCCGCGGGGTCTGGGGCTTGGGCAAAGGTCTTTTTGGTGCCGGCAAATGGGCACTTGGCAAACTAGGATTAGGAACTGCCGGAACGGCTGCAGCGGAAACAGCAGCGACAACCGCGACCGCTGCTAGCAGGTTTAGTACTGTCGGCAGGGCAATGCCGATGCTAAGCAGGGTTAGGCCCTGGTTAGGACGCATCGGTCTACCTATTGCGGCGGGTCTTGAAGCGATAAATATTGCAAGAGCAGAAGACAAGAGAACGGCCGTTATATCGGGCGCTGGCCGTATTGCAGGTATGATAGCTGGCGGTAAAGCCGGGACGGCAGCCGGTGGCGCTATCGGCGGACTATTCGGCGGCGTTGGCGCGGCACCCGGCGCGGTTATTGGCGGTATCCTGGGCGGCATTGGCGGATTCTTTGGCGGTCAGGCCTTGGCAGACCGGGTAAACGAATGGATTGACGGTATCGACTTCGGAAGACTGAAAACCCGGGCAATTAAGACATGGGAAGAAGTCAAGGAATCAGCAAGTAACGCTTGGAACTGGATAAAAGAAAATTTCACTCTGGAATCTATTGCCGAAAAAACTGGTTATGTAGTTGGTGTTTTAGAAAGCACTATTTTTAGCGGTGAATGGTGGGGCAGACAATGGGATGAAGTTAAAAACTGGGCTAGTGAAAAATGGGCTGGAATGGTGGAAATATGGGAAAACACGAAGGAGAGCCTAAGTAGTACATTGTTCAGCAGCGAATGGTGGCTGGAAAAATGGGGCAATGTCAAAAGCTGGACCTCTGAAAAATGGGACGAAATGAAAACAGTTTGGGAAACGGTTAAAAGCAATATTAGCAGCACTCTTTTTAGTAAAGCCTGGTGGGAGAGCAAATGGGAAAGCGTAAAAAGCTGGGCAAGTAACGCGCTTAGTGGCATTGTTGCCCGTTGGGAGAGCCAAAAAGCTTCGTTTGCGGCTGGCCGGGAAGCTGGCCAAAGGGCGGCAGTTACCAAACATGCGATAGGAGGCATTCTCACCCGTCCACACTTGGGCCTTGTCGCTGAGACGGGGCCAGAGGCTATTATACCGTTATCTGTTGGAATGAGGAGCCGGGCGTTGGGACTTTGGGAAGAAGCAGGCAGGCGGCTGGGAGTTAGACCCTATGCTGAGGGCGGTTTTGCTGGAGCTTTGACGCAGAATCGGGAACAGAAAATCCCGGTTAGTTTTACCCCTTCTCTTGCCATGCCAGGACCTGCTACCATTGGAGCAGGCCCAGAAGCGATTATACCCTTATCGACGCGTATGAGGTCGCGGGCTTTAGAGCTATGGCAACAAACCGGTGAATTGCTGGGCGTTGTGCCACATGTCAGCGGTGGTATTTTTGGTAATGTACTGGGTGGGGTTAGGGACGTATGGGATAAAACAAAGGCGCTTTTCAAAAGTGATAGAGTATCGTTGATTACCAACACGACCGAAAGTGCCGCGATTGCCCTTGAATCTACTAGAAAAGGGCAGGAACTAACTACAAGGTCTATCCAAATAATGGGGTCGAGCGATAAAAGACAGGCAATCATCAAAGAGCTTGGCTCTATTTTAAGTGCAATAGGGACAGGAGCCTTGGTTGGTGCTGGCACAGGCACGCTTGTGGGTACAGGCGTGATGTCACCGGTAACAGCAATGCTGGGTGCCATACTGGGTGGTGGGGCTGGTGCATTTGGCGGCCAGGCAGCTGCAAGTGCTTTATATGACCGCTTCAGTCCCCACGCCACCGGTGGTATTCTCACCCATCCCCACTTGGGCTTGGTTGCCGAAGCTGGCCCGGAAGCGATAATTCCCTTATCGACACGAATGAGGGCTAGGGCGTTAGCATTATACGAAGAAACAGGGAAACGGTTGGGAGTTAGGCCGTATGCCGATGGTGGATTCGCCGGGGTAATCCCGGAGAGCCGGGAACAAAAAATCCCAGTTAGTGTTACTCCTTCTCTTGCTATGCCCGGATCTGCTACTATAAATCTTAATTTTGACCTGGCGGGCCTAGTGAGTCAAGTGGTAATTGAGAGCCGAGAAGATATAGATGGCGCAGTTAATAGGATTACAGACGCAATAGCAAACAACTTGCGTGCAATATTCCAAAACATGACGAAATAACCTGATCAAAAGATAAAATGCCTGCAAGAAAAGAAGGTGATCCTATGGACTTCTACTTAACGGCTCCTGACGGGAACCGTATTCATTTCCCCATAAACCCTGAGAAAATAACATGCAATACAGGTAATAAAATATTAACCTTTGACGTTATAAGCCTGGGTGAAATATCTCTGCCTAGAGGGCGAGTGCCGACTAAGTTTTCATTTGAGGGGTTTTTCCCGGGAGAAGCGCGCAGAAACGACTCGATGGTAAAAAGTTGGCGTTCGCCCAAAGAACTTGCGGGTATTTTGTCTTTATGGAGAAATGAAGGAACTAAGTTGAGATTATTGGTCACAGAAACACCGATAAACCATGATGTTTATTTTGACGGGGATGGTAGCTTTCAACATGAATGGTACGGTGGTCATGGTGATTGTCGGTATACAATTCAATTGGTGGAAGCCAGGGAACTGATTATTAGGGCCGAAGGAGAAACAGCGCCGGCTGTTGCTGCTACTACTCAGCAGACCAGGCCAACACCACCGACACCAAAAACGTACACCGTCAAACCGGGTGATACCCTTTGGGGGATAGCAAAGCAAACCTTGGGCGATGGCGGGCGTTGGAGAGAAATTTACAACAACAATACTAACGTGATAGGCAAGGACCCTAACCTAATTTTCCCAGGCCAAGTGTTGCGGATAGTCTAAAAGGCGGTGGCTGGCATGATAGATGTTGCAAAAATCCGCTATTCCTTAATACTTCTTCAGCCCGATGGTCAACGCATAGATTTGCAGCCTTTTTTGCGCAGTTTGTCATGGGAAGAAAATGACGGCGAGTTAGCAGTACGGTTGGAGGCAGAGTTGCAAAACCAGCAGCTTGCTGGTGGAAAATGGCTTCACCAACTCATATCGCTGGGCGGCCAGATATTTCTTTATGCCGATTGGGGGAGTGGCCAGCAGGAAATATTCCGTGGTACTGTTTTTGTTTGGGACTACCAGACAGACCCGTTAGGGCATTTTACGATTACCGCCTATGACCAGCTCATCTATCTGATGAAAAGCAAAGACGATCGTTTCTATAAGGCTGGCCAGACCGCCCGGGCTATCATCCAGGACATTGCCGGCGCTTGGGGGATTCCGCTAGGCGATGTGCAAGGACCAGATATCGCCTTGGCCAAGCAGGTCTTTCGAGGAGATACCCTTGCGGATATGATATCCTCCGTGTTGAATGAAGCCAAGAAAAAAGGCGGTGGAA